AGGCTACGGATAGCGGCCTGAAAGGTAAGTCATCTGTTAGGTCGCTGAAAGAAGCGTCTGGCTGGTTTCAGGTTGAGTACCTTGTTGTCGCTGGCGGAGGCGGCGGCTCTGGTTGCAGCAACGGGCAAGGCGGATTCGGTGGAGGAGGCGCAGGCGGGTATCGCTGCTCAGTTGTGGGCGAAACCTCGGGTGGCGGAGCAAGCGCGGAATCTGCACTAATCATGAGCAACGGTCAGTCTTACACCATTACTGTCGGAGGTGGAGGGCCGGGTGGCGTTAGTAGTTTAGCGGGCAGCAAGGGCTCTGATTCGGTATTCAGCACAGTCACTTCAACTGGTGGCGGTTGCGGCGAGAACTCCAGCGATGTTACTGACGGAAGCGATAACGGCGGCTCTGGAGGTGGCGCGGGTTCCACTTCTGCGGGCGGTACAACACGGGGAACAGGTACCGCTAATCAAGGCTTCAATGGTGGAAGTGCTTCTGGTACGCCAAACTTCTGCGGTGGTGGTGGTGGTGGTGCTGGGCAGGTTGGTCAGAACGCGGGCAGCGCAGCAGGAAACGGCGGCAACGGCGTGGCATCGTCGATAACGGGATCAAGCGTTACGCGAGCCGGAGGCGGCGGCGGTGGCGCATATGAAACACGAACCGCTGGTACCGCATCTGGAGGGGGCGGCGCGGGTAGCGCTAATGGGGGAACACCCGGCAACGGTACCGCAAACACTGGTGGAGGGGGCGGTGGGCGTGGTTCTTCAAACGCGGGCGGCGCTGGTAACGGTGGAACTGGCGGTTCCGGTGTCGTGATTGTTCGCTGGCTTACTTCCGAAGGACTTACCGCAAGCACGACAGGCAGCCCGACGCAAACTACGAGCGGTAACTACACGATCCTCACGTTCAACGCTAGCGGCTCTGTAAGTTGGAGTAAATAATGGCTTACTTCGCTGAACTAGACGACCTCAACACCGTTACTCGTGTTCTCGCTGTGAATGATAGCGAGGAGCATCGTGGGCATGAGTTTCTTGCCGATGATTTGGGGCTTGGTGGACGTTGGGTGCAAACCTCGTACAACACGCATGGTGGTGTTCACGCTAACGGCGGTACACCGCTACGGAAGAACTATGCGGGTGTCGGGTTTGTTTACGATGAGGAGCGGGATGCGTTTATTCCCCCGCAACCGTTCCCGTCGTGGGTTTTGGATGAGGACACATGCTTGTGGAGTGCTCCTGTCCCGTACCCCAGTGACGGTAACCAGTATGTGTGGGATGAGGGGTCTCTAGCGTGGGTGGTGTTCGATGGCTCTTAGGTCCGTTAAGCAGTCGGGGCTTGGTGGTTTCACTAAGTACCGTTCGCTGCGTTTGGCTACGTTCCCGTCCACTATGGGCATGGTGCTTATCACGCCTACGTCTATCGCTCACGCTGGTACGTCTGCGAGTATCGGCACTAACGGTCAAGTTACGTTCACGGCGGTCACGTCGCTGTCGCTGAACGGGGTGTTCTCGGCAACCTACGACAACTATGTGGTGAGCATCCGTAGCGTGCATAGCACAGCCGATTACTATTTGGATGCCAAACTACGCGCCTCCGGTACTGACGCCTCTGGCAGCAACTACACCTATCAGAATCTCGTCGCAAACAGCACGACGGTTTCAGGAGCGCGTTTCACGAGCCAAACATCAGCGGTGTTTGGGTACACCGCCAACACTCAGCGTTCCGGGGAAACGATCGCAATCTATGGACCGTATCTGGCGCAACCGACGGCGTGGCGCACGGTGAACGTGCTTGGCCGCGATAGCGGAATCATCGCAGACTTCGCTTGCACTCATTCGTTGTCTACCGCTTACGACGGGTTCACGATCTCGGTTAGTGCTGGCAATGTTACAGGGACGCTTCAAGTCTATGGGGTGAGGTCCTGATGGCTGCTGGTGATGGTCTCGTCATAATGACACCAACGTCTATCGCTCACGCTGGCACGTCGGCGTCGATCAACAGTGATGGTGGCGTGGATTTCACGGCGGTGACTTCGTTGTCGTTGAATGGGGTGTTCACGAGTTCGTTCGACAACTACCTGATCGTCGCTAACTATAAGACTTCAACTGCAACGTCTATTTACGCGCGACTTCGCGCTGCCGGAACGGATGACACAGGATCAAACTACGCTCGTCAGTATCTGTACGTTACTTCAACTTCTGTTACTGGCCAGCGGGTGACCTCGCAGACAGAGGGTTTGGGATTCGGATATGGGGCTACTTCCGATTCGGGTGAGCATTTCCATATTTATGGTCCGTTCTTGGCGCAGCCGACTGCTTCTAGGTCGGTGAATGTGTATGGCGGAACGGTGGAGTTGAACGATTGGGCTTCGACACATTCTTTGTCAACGTCTTATGACGGTCTAACTTTGCGGACCAGTACCGTGAATACGTTCACCGGCAACGTCGTCGTGTTCGGGTATGAGGAGTAGGGCATGACTATTGCAGGTCTGAAACTGATCGTGCCGACGAGTGTCGCTGGTTCGGGTGTGTCGGTGTCTGCGTCGGGGAAGGTGACGTTCACGGCGGCGACAGCCGTCAATGTGAACGGCTGCTTCTCCGCGACTTATGACAACTACCTCTGCGTCACGAACGTCGTCGGATCAACGAACAATCAAAACCTATGGTTCAGGCTTCGCGCGAGTGGCACCGACGCATCGGGAAGCAACTACACGCGCCAATATCTGGCCGCTACATCAACAAGCGTATTTGGAGCCAGATCGACCTCACAGACGACAGGGTTCAACGGCTGGCTGGACGGCGGTCGCAACGGTTCGCACCTGTATTTGTACGGTCCATATTTGGCACAACCTACCGCTTCTCGTGCGGTGACTTCCGCGTCGGAGGCTGGTGGCAGCGCGAGCATCGCTGATGACGCTTGCACTCACTCGCTTTCTACGTCATACGACGGGATCACGTTGCTTCCAAGTTCAGGGACGCTAACGGGAACGCTGACTATTTATGGACTTAGCCAATAACCCTGAAAGGAACAATCATGGAACCGTGGACGATCACCACCACCTACCCCGACGGTAGGACCGAGGAACGCTTGGCAACCGCTGAGGAGGTGGCGCAGCGGGAGGCTGATATCGCTGCTGCTGAGGCGCAGCGTGTGACGGAGGAGCAGGCGAAGGCGGAGCGTGAGGCTGCCCGTTCGTCCGCCGTGGCTAAGTTGGCGGCTCTCGGTTTGACCGAGGCCGAGGTTGCGGCGATCCTGCCGTAACCACAACCACTAATTAGAGCCCTGAGCATGGCTATAAACGGCTCTTTTTCTTTGCCCACCCACTATTGAGGGGTAACTGGTTTGTCCACTGATATTAGTGATGACGTAGTTGAGGAACTAGGTTCCACACTAGAGGCACCTGGCGGTGTCGGGTCGTATGGTCCTGACGCCTTGCGTTGGGATTGTTCTATCGGTGGCCTGGAGTTCTTGTTCGCTAATAACGACCAGTCCCCGATGATCCGTAGGACGGCACAGTTCCGTCGTGAACGTATCGACACGGAACGTGATCCTGGCGAGCAGTCACTGGAGAATGGCTTGTGGCTTCGCTCGCAAGCCTCATGGCATTACGGTGCCGGTTTGTCTTCTGCTGAACCGTTGGAGGTTAACAGTAACGAGGCACGGTTCCGGTTCTACCAGTCTGGGGGTGTGGACCCGTGGACACCAGGCCAAGTGCAGTTGTTGAACAAGACTGCTTCCGTGTACGCGCAGTCGTCTGCGTCTGGTCAGCAAATGATCGGCGTAGAGACGGGTGTGCTGCTTGCTGCGGCAGCATCGGTCACGTATATCACTAACGCTGGTGTTGTCTCGTCAGTCGCGTGGGGTGGCACGAACACCGTGTTTTCCCTCTCGGACACGGGGCAAGTGTATTTGGTTTCTGACGTTGTGGGTATTTGGAAAGGCACTCTGCCGTCTAGTGCCGGTTCTAAGATTTACAACAAATACTACGGTACACCCACGTACAGTCTTCTGCGGTGGGTGAAGTCGCGTCTCATGTACGCCGAGAACCAGAGCATTTGGGAGATTACTGACTTGTCGCCATCATCGGCGACACTACCTACCCCATTCTTTGAGAACCCTAACGCGGGGTGGCGTTGGACTGATTTCGCTGATGGACCTAACAGTATCTATGCCGCTGGCTACTCGAAGGAATCATCCCAGATTTACCGTATCGGTGTCACATCTGACACGACTGGTGTGGAGTTGGCTGTCCCGATTGTTGTGGTGGATATGCCTCGCGGTGAAGAGGTCGTGTCCATGTACTCGTATGTGGGTTCGTTCCTTGTGATCGGCACCACGAAGGGTGTCCGTATTGCACGTATCGAATCTGACGGGTCGCTGACTCTTGGCCCGCTCGTGTTTAACAGTGTGACTGTGGATGATGCTGTCGGTTTCGAGTCGTACCTGTATGTGACTTCACGGGATCAGGGTAATCGTGGTAACCGGGTGACGGCTGCTGGTTTGCGCCGCATCAACCTTGGCCAGATTCTGAATAATGACCCGTTGCAGTTTGCGTGGGCGAATGACCTTGTTGCCCCTGTGGGTTTTGATGGTTCCGCTGTGGCTGTCACGGTTTCTGGTGGGAAACTGTGGATCGCGGTGGATGGTGCCGGTATCGTGAAGGAGCAGGACACGTTTGTGTCTGAGGGCTGGATTGAGACTGGCCGTATCCGCTTGGGCACGATGGAGCAGAAGGCGTGGCGTGACCTTCGCATGATCGCCCCGAACACGTTGAGTGGCGAGATTATCGGTAAGGCTTCTATTTTCGGTACGACTGCCCCGTCTACGTGGGACACTGTGTTGACGTTGCAGGATGGTTTCACTGACGGCTACGGGAAACTGAACGTCGCCGCACCGGGTACGGCCACGGATTTGTGGCTCGCGTTCTACTTGAAGTCTGATCCTGATTGTGGCTGTAGTGCCCGTTTGACGGGCTACCAGGTTCGTGCGGTGCCTTCACCTCGTAAGACGGAACTGATCCAGTTGCCGCTGTTGATGTTTGATTTTGAGACGGATAAGCAGGGCGCTAAGTACGGCAAGGTTGGTAACGCTTATGACAGGTTCCAGGCTTTGAAGGAGATGGAGCAGACGGGTGCCACGGTTTCGTTCACTGATTTCACTACTGGTGAGGTGAAGGAAGTGTACGTGGAGGAAGTGAACTATTCCCGCACTACCCCGCCGTCGCTTGGTTCCCGTAAGGGGTCTGGCGGTGTGTGTACTGTTCTTCTGAGGACTGTGTAGTGAGCCCGAACGAGATTTCTGGTTTGGTTCTGTCGGTTCTTACGATTACGGGTATCCTTCTGACTGCTTTGGGTTGGTGGATTAACCAGAAGATTAAGGCCGCGACGTATCAGATTCAACCGGGTACGAATGGTGGTAAGTCGCTTGCTGATTTGCACCGCAAGGTGGACACGCTGGTTGTGGATGTTGCCATGTTGAAGACTGCAGTATTGCAGATCGAAGAGGATATTGAGGAGTTGCAGTGAAGTTTCTCGCTAATCGCGAAGTGCGTAAGTGGCTGTATGGGGTGTCGTTGACGGTGGTTCCGTTGCTGGTTGCGTATGGGATTATTGAGCAGGATGCTGCACCCCTGTGGATTGCCCTTGTGGGTAGTGTCTTGGCCCCGTCTCTTGCTTTGTCGCATTTGTCTCCGAAGGACAAGTAGATGGTTGAACGTTTAACTATTAAGGGTTGGCCTGTTATCCCGAGGGGAACTGACCCTAAGTTGAAGTGGTTCACTGTCCCTGGTACGGATCGGAAACTGCTGCTGCGTAAGGATGTGGGTCCGTACCTGGTGGCGTTCGCGTCGGAGTACCACAGCCAGATTGCCCCGATTGACGAGGGCACAATGGATGACTGGTCGTGGTCGCCTCCTCGTAAGGGTCGTGCGTCGGATCGGGTGTCGGATCATTGTGGTGGTGTGGCTATTGATTTGAATGCCACGAAGGAAGGTTCCCAGTCTCGGTCGAATGTGTGGTGGAAGAAGCATCCGGTGAAGGCTCTGAAGATGAGGGCCCTGTTGCGGAAGTACCGCCTGCTGGAGTGGGGTGGGGATTACAAGAAGTTCTATGACCCGATGCACCTGGTTATTCATACTCCTGATGTGAAGTTGGTTAAGTCTGAGATGAAGCGGTTAGGCATCCTCCCTAGCGGAAAGATTAAGCCCCAACCGTAGTTTGTGAACTTGTGAAATTGACCCCCTGGTCCAATCTGGATTGGGGGGTCTTTTTTGCATGTCTGAGACACCCTCTGGAGTGCCGTTTCCTGGCGATTTAAGGCCCCTGAGAGGCGACGGGAGATCATTTTCATCCACGCAGACCACCTCTTCCCAGGCACCGCCCCAGGCGTCTGAATCGTAGGTTGCTTTGTGGGGCCAAGACAGCCTCGCCCGGAGCCTATCGGCCTCGGCCATCTGCTTCAGGAGCATGGTTCGTAACTGGCGACCGAACTGCTCCAGATCATACTCACCCCACTGGATAATGTTCATGTACTTTTTGTACCTTATTTTCATTTTGTGATGAACATACTCTCGCCTATCAAAAATGTCTGGCATAAATACAGCACCCAAAGTAGAGTTACATTCTTGACAGGCCGGAACCACGGGGACACGAAGCCTGTCGGCTTCCCCGGTAAAACCACGAGGAAGTAAATGATCCACGCTGGTAGCAGTCTCGCCACAGTAGACACACTCGCTACCGGGGTAGTCTGGATGAACGTAATTAATAAACATTTCAACAGCCATAGTATTCCCTACCTAGTCGCTCGGCTTTAAGCCTCGCTCCTTGCCGGAACCCAGAAAAGAGAAATGCCCCCCCCTACCCCCCCAAGACTCAGGGTGGTAAGGTAGGCTCCTCTTCTGGCCCGGTCTTTGCCGTCGCCCGTCAATGGAGTTTCTGCCCCACGCTCTCGCGCAACACGCACACTAGCACACGTCCTTGACACGGCAACCCGACACGCCCTACCATCCCCGCATGGAAGAACAACCAGAACCGTACATTTCGTACAGTCAACTCACCACCTGGCTCCAGTGTGGGGAAAAGTACCGCTTGACCCGTATCCTGAAACTGGAAGAAGACCCAGCCTGGTACTTCGCTGGTGGCACAGCAGTGCATTTTGCTGCTGACGCCATCGACCATGCACTGTTGGAGGGCAAGTGAGTGACGTAGCCTACGAGGCAGGCATGGTCGCATTCCGCGAATCCATCGCCAAAGCGAAAGCCGACAACGAAGGTAAACCCTGGCGTGCCGGTGGACGAGCCACCAAAAAGTACCCCCGCAAGGAAGACGAATCCTGGTGGATGGCCGAAGGGCCAAGCATGGTTCACGCCTGGTACAACTGGCGCAAAACCAACCCGAACCTGGAGATCTGGCACACCGAACAAGGCGTACCCGCCATCGAAATCGGTGTCACAGTCAGGCTACCCGGTGACGTGTTGATGAAGTCCGTCATCGACCGTGTGTTCGTGGACAAGGTTTCCGGTCGCACCATGATCGTGGACTTGAAGACCGGGCAGCCACCCAAGTCTGGCCTGCAACTGGCCGTGTACAGGACAGCGTTGCTGGAGCAGTTCGGTGAGGCACCCACGTACGGTGCCTACTGGATGGCACGCAGTGGGACATTAGACACTGTGCATGACCTGCGCGAGTACCCTGAGAAGATGATTGAGCGTTGGCTGCGTGACGTGAAACGTGCCATTGAGGCACGGATCTTTGTTCCGAACATGACGAACTTGTGTGCTACGTGTGGTGTGCTGCAGCACTGCTATGCTTACGGTAACGAAAAGTACCGTCCCGATTTTGAGGATGATCTAGTGGAAGGAACGAACTGATGGCAGCATCACCTGAAGGTACGAAGGTCCAAGCCAACTTCAAGATTGGTAACGACCTGTTCAACGTGTACGCGAATTCGATGGTTGAGTTCGTTGACCTCCTCGCTGAGTTGGAGGAGAGCGGGATTACCGCTATTCACAGTGTCCAGTCGAAGTTGGGTGCTTCTCACACCGTGGCTACCGCACGGGCTACCGCTACTCCTGTGCCGCAGAATGATGCGCCCCCCGCTTCGTTCACGTCGGCAGCGGTCAAGCAGTGCGTGCACGGTGACATGGTTCCCCGTAGCGGCAGTAACGCTAAGGGTCCGTGGAAGGGATGGATGTGCCCGACTCCGAAGGGGACACCGGACCAGTGCAGCCCAGAGTTTCTGCGCCGTGGCACAGCAGAGTGGAACAACTTTCCCGCCTAGGGGGTGAAGTATGGAAGAGGACGAGATCTACATCAGCAAGGTGACCATCGTGTCCAGTGAGCGGATTGATATCAAGAAACTCGCTGACAAGGTTTCCGCTTTTGGGACAGTCACCTCTGTTTCGTCGGAACTGAACGAAGAAGACGACGAGGAAGAAGAGGACTAAGTGAGGTCACTTGACCGGGCCGTGAGGTCCATCGACAAGAAGGCAATGGTGATCCCAATGCCGTTCAAGTCGTGGAGTGACGCCAACATTTCCGTGCGCCGTGGTGAGGTCAGCATGATCGCTGGCCCACCCGGTGCCGGGAAGTCCACCGCTGCTTTAGCGATAGCGGTCAGGTCACAAGTGCCCACACTGTATGCCAGTGCCGACTCGCACGAGTCCACTATGGCTATCCGCTCGCTGGCTATGGTGTTGAACCTGCCGCAGGCTGAGGCGGAGGAGAAGATGGCGAATGACCCGCAGTGGGCGTCGGCTATCTTGAAGGAGAACATCGGCCACATTCGGTGGATGTTTGATGCGTCCCCCACGTTGGCTGACCTGGAGGACGAGATCAACGTGTACCGTGAGGTGATGGGTGCGAACCCTGAACTCGTGGTCGTTGACAATGCCGTGGACGTGACCCACGAGTCGGGTGACGAGTTCTCCTCACTCCGTTCCCTGATGCGTGAGGTGAAGTGGTGGGCTCGTGACACATCGGCAGCGTTCCTGAT